CATGTTATCGCCTTTCCAGTGATTGGGCCGCACAGCGGATGCCGCCTGGGCCTGAACCCGGGCCTATCGCCGTCCGAAATGGTCAGCAACGAGCCATCGGTAGAACGGCTCTGCCAGCCATATTGCCGCGCTCCCAATAACGCCCAAGCCAACGACGACACCCGCTAGGCGAGAGCGTAGGGCACCAAGTTCCGCTATCGGAGTACGAAGAGCATCGATGGCACCAACAAGTCCATCGACAGAGCAGGCATTTTCCTTGGTGTCCGCTCTAAGCGCCTCCAGATCGTGTTGCATGATGCAAATGACGCAGTCGAGCTTTTCCTCCAGTGCACGCTGGTCAGATCGGAGCGTAGCGAGATCGGTGCGCAGGATTTCATGAAGCTGATCCGCCTGGCTTTGCCTCAGGCGCATTGAGTCGCGTAAAGCCTCCACGCCACTCAAGACCTCTCCCATTTGTTGAAAGAGAGGATGATAGTCAGTTCCGATCATAACCGTCTGGACCTATCCAAATATACCAGTCGCCCTGACGCATAAACCACAGATGAAAGACTCTTTCCAAAAATACGAACCAGAAGACCTCGCAAACCTACAAGCGCTACACGGGAGAGACCGCAGCCATATGGCTCCTGTCGTCAGCAACATCATCTGCCGTCGCGGAAGCGATGACAGTATCGTCAATCAGGCAATGCTGAGCGAGCCATTATTATTCCAAATCTGGCTAGAGCCCGCAGCCGGTTTCGTGGTTGGTAGCCCTGCCGCGAATAACCCGCCTGAAGGTGAGAGCCACAAAGCACCCTGCGGTTGAATACCCAGCCCCCCAGCATTCGTCGACATAAGACTTAAACTGCCTTGGGTCGCATTCTGGATAACAATCCAGTTGGAGGCATTGGCGATGTTAAGGAGGCTGAGAAGATTGCCCGCGCCTCCACTCCCTCCGGCAGCATTCACGTACAGGTTACCGCCCTTGGTCTGTATGACGCCCGCCACTTCGCCATCCGAACCATCAAAACATAGCGCAGGCGGGTTTGTCGTGGTCGCCGGCTGATGGCGAATAAAATTCGCCGCATTCGGCGTCGCGCCTACCCGGAAGACTGTCTCGCCGGCCGAATTAGCAAAAACATGATCATGCGTGTTAGCAATTCCGGCAGGCGTATTCAATGTTGCCGGCGCAACAAAAGTCAAGAGGTTCGAGTTTTGCGACGGTGTATTGTCGATCACGGCAGTAGCAATCGGAACGTTGCCGAGATGCAGGCCGTAGGTGGTCAAACCCACCGTACCGTTCGTCCCGCTGATCTGAATGACCGTTGCCATATCCTCGAAATGACATGCCGCAATCACGTTGCCGGAGGAATTCCAAGTGCTCTGGAAGCCGAACGCAATGTCCTGGGCATTCCCGCCTGACGGCCCCCCCACGAAATTGCACGCTGTCACGTGAAAGTTTGAACAGTTTGTCAGATTGAACAAAGTTCTTGTAGTGTTGGGTCCACCATCGCGCGTGATGTCAAGGCCGACGAAGAATCCGTCGGTCACGTTTGCCGCTTGTACTGTCCCAAGGTTGGTGTTCACCTCGCCATTGGCGACCCACAATCCAAGCAGCATTGGCTTATCGGCAACATAGCCTGGCCATTGCGTCTCATCGGTCTGCGAGAACAAATAGTCCATTCCTACGACAAGGGGGCTGGTGATATAGATGCCCTCGCAGTAACCAGTCTGCAGAACGAAAGAGTTGCCGTAGTAGGCCTGGGCGCCATGGATTCGTGTGTCCACGCATTGGTTGAGCTCTGTCACCGCGGAAGTCGTCGCTCCAGCCGCGGCCGGAGGGCCGAACCATGAGACATTGTTGATCTGTGTGCTCCAGCAATTGTTCAGCACAAAGCCGCGCAGAAAGGTCTGTGGAAACGGCGACGCGCCGTTACTCGCATTCGGATAGCCGAAGCACTCGACCTCGCATATGCTGCACGAGACGTAGCCGAAGCCGCTAATGGAGGGGTAAGTGATCCGCGCCACGGCCGCCGTCTGACCAGCCGAGCTCTCGGCATAGGCGGAGAAATCGCGCAACACAATCTTGTCGAAGTTGTTGCCCGGTGCGAAGTCCAGTCCAATACCGGTATGCGAGAAGTGCAGCCTGGTCTGGCCCCGGCCTGCGCCGCGGAGTGTGAGACCTTTCCCGTTCAGCACGAGCGAACTGGTGAACCAATAGTCGCCCGCTGGCACGAATATCTCGCCGCTGCCACCAAGGCTGGCAAATGCCGTGCCAAAAGCCGCCGTGCAGTCGCTCCCACCCTGCACGGCACCGAAGTCCAGGACATTAATCGTGTCGAGCGACATCGCTTCCAAGGTTCTAGCAGGCGCGCCGTTGGCGACGGTCACCGTCGCCAACGTCGCGGAACCGGCAAGAGGGTCCGTCACCTGGCCCTGTGCATTCAGCGCTGCGAAGCCCCCGGTCGGTATCTTGGCGCTCAGAGAGGTAACTTCCGCCTGCGTGGACGCAAGACCCGAACTCAGCGTCTGAAGTTCGCTTGTGACTCCAGGGTCGGTGTTCGCGGAGATACTGCCGCTTGTGCTGATGGCAACATTGCTTCCGGCAGCAAACAACCCTCGTAACAGCGGCATGGCCAGCCGGCCAGGCGTCCCAGAAGCATTGACGATCACATCATCGGTCAGCGCCAACGCCGCCTGTGCCGGAAACCCCGCATGGTCACCGCCGTTCGCGAGCAGCGACTCGCTTTGCAACGCCAGGCCAGTCGACACATAGATCGGCTCTGGGCCGCCCGGCCCCAGCGATACGCGGCCGAGCAGGCTTTGACTAGGTATCTCGATCGCCGTCTGAACATTGGCGAGGAGTTCCGATACAGTAACGGACTTTGTTATGCCTGCCTGGCTTAGCGGCAACTCATCCTGAGAGCCCGTCGTCGTTGCTGGCGGCAGTTGCGGAATGGTCGGCATGGTGATGACCTCGGCAAAATGGCAGTAACGCGCCGGCCCGGAACACCAGGTCGACCAGCAATCAGAGAAAGCGACCTGATCTCGCTCATCGAACTTTCGATGAAACCTCGCGCCCGGTCATGCAATGGCGGTCCAGCCGGAGCTTGACGTGCCGGAAACCTTGACCCAGAGCGTGTTGCCTGCACCGCCGTCCAGGTTCCTGAAATCCGAACCAGGCGCAGCCGCAACGACGCCTTCAGGCGACCCTCGGCCCAGACACGACACATAACCGACCGGCTCGCTACCATTGGCGACGGCCAGATTGCCACTGCCAGCCGGCCGCAGGGTAAGATTTCCACTACCGACGCTTTGCAAGACAGCGCCACCGTCTCCAGTCGGCATAAGATAATCGACAGGCGGCGATTGCACCGCGCGCCACTGACCAAACACGCCCTCAAGTTCAACGGCGCCACCCGCCGGAACAGTCAAGTCGTAGCCCGTCCAATTCTGCAACGCCGGCATCGATCCGCTTTGCAGCAGTCGGACTGCGCAATTGCACGTCAGTCGCAGGCGTCGCCCGACAATAACCGGCAATCCCACAAAGCCCACGCCCGAAGCGCCTGCGCCATCCCCCGTGATTGTCACCTGCAACGGCGTGCCGATGGTGCCGTATCCCGACCCAGGATTGGTCACCATCAGTCCGACGACCTGCCCGCCCGAACAAATCACCTGCCCCGAAGCGCCATGGCCTGTTCCAGAGAGGGTGACCGACGCGGTGGTGTAGCCGCTCCCCGCCGATGCTACGCGCAGGAACATCACCTGCCCAAGCGTATCAAGCTGATGCTGGGTAAGCAGAGCGTTAATCCCGGGTGGCGCGCTCGTGATCAAAACGTCGTCGCAGACATCGGGCAACACCAATGCCGGGGCGGCGCCGACCATGCTTGCCTGCAGTTGAAATTGCGCGGCATTGTTCCAGCTGTTGCCTTCAACAATCGCGCTGTCGGTATGCAGCCACATCGCCTGGCTCTGGAGCGCGCTGCCGGCGCCATTGATGGCGTTTGCCACCACGGCGATTTGCTGTGCACCGTCGGTCACCAGAATCCCACCGCCTTGAGCGGTGGTAAAGCCAATCCAGTTGCGCGCGATGGTGACCGCGCCCGTGCCTGTCACACTGATGGATGGTTCAAAAGCGGCGGCAACGATCCCCCAGCCGTTTCCGATCAGGAAGTTTTCGCTAATAAGCAGGTTCTGCGCCCCGCCCGCCAAAATGCCGTTGACCGCGCCGGATATATGGTTTCCAGAAACTAGGCTGCCGGCTGAGCCCCGGCAGTCCAAACCCGCCGCTTGCGCCTCGATAACATTGCCGCACAGGCGAGACACACCGACTCTCGCCAGAATTCCTCCGCCGAACGCCGCTGTCCCATTGCCCTTTGCCGTATTGTCCACCAATGCCGCGCCATAGGCGGAAACTGCGATGCCCCACTGTAGGTTGGCCAGACAAGTATTCCCGTCGATCATGCATGTGGTATCGGCAGCACCGGGAGCCGCGCCAGCGTTCCAATTGCCGTATGCAATGCCGCACAAATTGCCCGAGCAATGACTGTTCACAACATAGGAATCGAGCCCCGCGGCAATCATGATGCCGTTGCCACCATTTCCGTCGCAACGCGATCCGCTTATTGAAACCGTCCCGGTCCCGGCAACGAAGATACCGTGTAATCCGTTGCCTTGCGCGAGACACCCGTGAACGCTGTGCCACGCCTCATCTCCGCACCCGAGCATCAGCCCGTTACCCTGCGTCGCCCCCGTGCCACGCAGAAACATACAGCCATCAAAATACGCGGCGAGGCAGGAAGCCGTGACCTGTACACACGGCGCATCGTCGCCGACCAGTCCGCCGGCATCAAACGTCACGCCACTCGCGTGACAACTTGCTCCGGAAAAGCTGATCCAGCACCCGCTGCCGGTGCCCTGAAGGCGTCGAACAATCGTTCCACCAGCCACACCCGCCATCACCACAGCGCCCGTGGCGGTCAACGTGCCGTTGACGATATACACCCGTGCGCCAAGCAGCAGCGGCAAACCGCTTGCCAACGCGAGAACAAACGCTGCCGTGTCATCAGTCGCGCCGTCGCCGGCAGCGCCAAACGATTCGATCGTCACCGCATCGGCGAATAGATCAGCAATCCGCCTGGGTGCTGCTGTGCCAGCCACATGAGCGAGCAAGCCGGACCCGTCAATGCCGGCGACGCCGGTCAGGCCACCCATGAATTGCCCATAGGTCGCGGCGACATTCTGGCCACCCTGGCCCATCGGCACGAGGTCGCCTGGCTGCGGGCTGCCCGCGCCTGTCAAGCCGCTCACGGTAAACGCTGCGGGTGCGTTGAGCACACCTTGGGCCAGCGTGAGATTAGCACCCAGCGCGATCGTCTCGGGTGCCCCTAAGCCCGTACTCATGCGCCCGAGCAAGTTGCCAGGAGGCAGCGCCAAAGCAGGCTGCACGCCGCCAAGCAGCTGCGCTCGTGTCGCCGACCGGACAGTTCCGCTCTGGCTGACCGCAAGCGCATCCCCATCGGACACGGAAATGGCAGGCGGCAATTCATTGATCGTCGGCATGCTGCGCCTCCGCCTCAGCTCGTCGTCAATGGATTATCGTTCTGATCGGTGATGGGCGCTCCGGTCTGTGTCGTCACAGCCGTGGCTGGAACCGTCTGGGTCGCAAGCGCCATGACCGGAAGCGACACCGTTCTCGCGAGAGTCCGCCCGCTCTGCGTGCCGACAGTAATCGTCACCGCATAGGTTGTTCCCGCAAATCCCTGTGACATCCACAGGATTGCCTGCGTGCCCTCTGCACTCGATGAATTCAGTGCGAGATCCCCAGGATTGGATGGCGATATCTGCACATCCAAGGTCGCAATCGAATCGCCCTCGTTGCCGGCAAGCGCCTCCGATACGTCCAGCACATAGTCAAGCAGGTCACCAGGGTCCTTCACCGGCCAGGTCAGCGGTTGAGGCGCGACCTGCAGCGTGCCACGCGGGATCATCCCGAATCCGTCGAGCAAAATCACGCGGGCAGTGCTCGGTATCCATGTGATGTTAGCAGGTGTTCCCATTGCCGCTCCTCCTAGCCATGTGCTGGCAAGCCATCACCACTCCACCAGCACCAGGCCCGCGCCGCCCTGGCCGCCCAGCCCGCCACCAACGCCACCAGACCCGCCGCCGCCTGGCGTGGTGCCTCCTATGCCGTTCACCGTGGCGACGCTTGCGCCTGAGACGGCCCCAGTGGCGCCGGGCGCCCCAGCGCCGCTGAAACCCGCACCGCCCCCCCCGCTGACCCAGGTATCGCCAGCCAGGAACGCGCCGGCGCCGGCGCCACCAGTCAATGACAGCGCGCCGCCATACCCGCTCCCGCCTGCCGCTCCGCCTGCCCCACCGCCGCCCGCCGAGCCGTTTGCGCCTGCGGCACCGCCGGTCGCAGAGGCGAGGCTGCCGAAGCTCGACGACCCCCCGGACGTCCCGGCGCCCGCCCCGCCATTGCCAACGGTCACGAAAAAACTCTGCCCGGGCGCCACGGCAAAGAAACCTTCGCAATAGCCGCCGCCGGCCGCGCCGCCGCCCGCACCGCCGAAGCCGGCGCCGCCTGATCCTCCACCACCCCAAATGCGCAAGCGCACTGCCTGCACGCCCGCGGGGACGGTCCAATCACTCTGATCGGCCGGCGTAAAGACCGCGAGATTGCGCGTCCCCGGCGACAAATTCGGCAGCTTCCACGGCAGGAAAGGTGCCGCTGGCAACGCCACGATATTGCCGGCGTCGACACTCGTCTGCCCGTAATAGACACTGACAACGTAGAGCCCGGCCCACCCTGCATCGCTCGATGGCGTCTCCTGCTGACCAGAGGGTCCTGGCGGCCCTGCCTTCATCTGCAACTGCACCTGCTGCAACCGCTGCGTATTTTGCGGCGTCCCGGCATTTGCCGGCCCACTATACGGCTGCGACGGATTGCTCGCATTGTAGTAAGGCAGAACCACCGGCGAAGCATCCGTCTCCAGAAGCGTTGCCTCGATCAGATAATTGATGCCCTGGCCGGGAACGGTCGGTGCCGTTGTGGTGAAGCTCTGGGGCGTCAGGCTCACACCCATGCGCAACAGCGGCGATGCCTCGGCCGGCAGAGAACCAAAAGCCTCCGCATCCACCACGCCAAACTGCGTGATGCTGCCGGCTCCGACGACAACTGACATCGACTCAGGAGACGTTGGCACGCATGCGAGCCCGTCGGCCACCATGTTAGTGCCAAGCGTCGCTTGCGCCAGATAGCCGATGGCCACCATGATGTTTCGTTCGGTGTTTAGCAAATCAGTATCCAGCGGAATCCCGCCGGGATAGACAATCTGTCTGTCCACGATATCCATGCCTCTCGTTTGGTGTCTTGCGAAGGCTGCTGCTGTACGTGGTATACTCCCTTAACTGCCCGGAAAGGGAAGGAGTGTGACGCTTCAAAGCGCGATGGTGATGGCGAGCAAATTTGGCCTCGCTCTATCCGGCAAGGCTGCAGCCTCAACAACCAAAGTTTTCTTGCTGCTTTTTTCCAAAGATAAGGCCTTTGCCCCTTCAACCGGCGTGTCACGCTCAAGGCGGAATGGCATTAGCCGGCAATGTTCATCCAGGCGATCGTGGCTGCGGGCAGCACGCTGACCACTTCAGCTTGTATGTCGGCGTCCGTCACTGCGGTCGTTATCATGGAAAGATCGCCATAGCCTGCAATGCCGCCGGTGCCATAACCACCCAACAGAGCAATGCCGCCGCCAGGCGGCCGGTAGGCAGTCACAAAGATCTGGTAGGGAAGAGTCAAGGATCCCCAGCCGCCAGCAAATCCATAACCCACGCCGCCGACGCTATAGCCGCCCGTGTCACTTGTCCGCGCCGGTTCAAAGACCACCGGCGTCCTGCCGGTCATTTCGGTCAGCGCCAGAACCAGGGCAGCGCGCGTTGCGCGCGGCCGCAGCAACGCCTGGTCGATGCGGGTCCGGAACGCCGCATCGCCCTCGCGCGGCCGGCGCGGCAAAGCAATGCCAAAGAAATCAGCGCTGATAAGATCGAGGAAAGCACCGCCTGCGGTGGCAATGCGTGTCTGCGCCTGAACCGTCGTAACAAGATTGTAGATTGCCGACCAGCCGGTTCCCAGGCCCGCCAGCACAGCCCCAAGCAACGGCGCCGAATCGCCAAACCAGCGTGGCGGCAGCACTGCCCGCATCCGCGCTGCCATATCATTGCTGTCACCAATCATCTCAGTTCACCGTGATCGAACGGGCGATGATCACGCCATTGACCGGAGCGGAGAGATCCGCGGCCAAGCCGTTGATGGTGCTTCCCATCACGCTGACGACAGAAGGATCGGCGCCATGCGCCAGCGCGTCGATCTTGGACACGGCTAGCGTTCCGCCCATCGGCAGCCCTGCGATCCAAGCCAGCACCGCCTGTTGGACAGCCGATGCGACAGCGGGCTTGGTCAGCGGATTGGACGTCTCCAGCGACATCTGCACCGTAGCGGACACAACCACAGGCGGGGTCACCGCATAGGTTGAACCCAGCGGCCGCACCTGCTCCACGGCCTGCTGGACGTTGCTGAGAAGAACTGCCGGCGGAACCCCCGTCCCATCATCGACGGCAACGACAAAATGCCCTGGCATGGCATTCCCCGAGCCATCCTGATTTTCGACAATGCTAAAGCGCAATCCCTGTTGCACGGCTTGGATGGCGTTGCTGAGAGCCAGCGCGGTCGCCAATGACCGGCTGTTGATATAGGCCTGAAAACGCGACCGGAATGACGCGTCGCTCTCCTGATCAAAGCCCCCTGCACAGGCGGCCGCATTGCTGACGGTATCCACGCCCGGTATGGCGGCGTTCAGCACACCGATCGCGCCCGCCAGAACATTGCCCGCACTACCCGCCAGGACGGCCTGCACCGGCACATCGATGGCAGCAAGCTGCGCCGGGAGGCTGTATCCGGTCATGCCGTTGACCGCGACGCTGGATGCGCTGGCGACCACCGCAAAGCTCTGCGTGCCGTCAATCGTTCGAACGACAGTACCCACCGGGATGAAAGTCCCAAGTCCTATCGTATAGCGCGCAAACGTCACAATACCATTGGCCTGCGCTCCTGGAAGGCGCAACAGCGAGTAATCAGCCATCCATGTGTCCAGGTCGGCGCCATTGCTCGTAGCGGCGCGCGTGACGGACAGCACTTGCAGTATCAGCCACTGCATCCACAAGGCAACCGACGCACTGGCCTCGAGCAGGGCTCGCAGCACGCTGCCGACCGAGAGGTCGATCAACTGCTGCGCGCCGCCCTGCACCGTGGCAGACATCTGCTGAACCAGCGCCGAAAATCCATTGAGCGGAAGCAGCATGTCAGCCAGTCACCTGAAACGACAGCAGCTGTGTCGTCCCTGCCGACGAATCCACGTAGCGGATTTGCACAATGACACTCCCATCCGGCGCGCTCTGCACATCGATCAATGGTTCAGGAACGCGGGACACTGCTGCCTCCTTGAAGATTTGGCTGCGAATGGCGGCACGGACCGCCAGGACATCCACCGGCGTGCCGACAAATTGCGCCAGCCCGGCGCCGTATTGCAGC